AGCTTCTAGGTACATGCTCACTTGAGAAGTGACAGGGAGTAGCACAGTGTCACCCTCAGGTACGTACTTGACATGGACGCGTAAGCGGCCTAAGGTCGTTGACATGAACCAGACAGAGACCCTCGTAGCGGTCGCGGTGTGCGGCCTCCTCCTACTCCTGATCCCGCTCGTGATCGAGCTCCGATCCACTAGCAAGCGCCGGACCAAGTTCTACCCGTGGCCCGTGACCGGACACGTCGCGCTCCTCGACATGGACGAGTGGGACTACGAGCTCGCTACCCAGGACTCCGACCAGTGGGCCGCACAGGCGTACGCGATGTACATGGAAGATGTCTGACCGAGAGCTCGCACCCAGCTCGATTCCGTGCTAGCTTGATCAGACACACAGAGAGAGGATCTCGACCATGGCCGTCTACGTACACGCTCCGCTCCCCGGTCCGTTCACTATCTCGCACAGGATAGGCGGCCGAAGGCGCGCCAAGACCGATTACCGTGGTCTCGGACTCGCCCTGGCCTTCCTGTCGATCGTGGCTCTGTTCATGACCTGGTGGGCACTCACCGTGGTCACGACCACGGTCGGGATCACGGCCGTGTTCCTCGGTCTCGCCTTCGCCCCGTTCAAGGGTAAGCGAGCCTTCGGCCCGGCTACCGCGATCTTCCGGGTCTCGGTCTCGTACTGGCGGTTCATCGTCCGGGCGTACAAGAGGGTCATCGCATGAAGGTCTGGGTGCTTACCTGGTCCGATGTCGACGGGCCGAACGTGCGCGTGTACTCGTCCCTGCCGCTGCTCGAAGCGGGCAAGGCCTCCTATACCCCACTGGGCGCACCACACGGTGTGGACGTAGTTGAGGTGGACCAGTGACCATTACCTGGATCCTTCTCGGCGCCCTGGTCGGTGGCATGCTCGTAGCCGGTTGGTGGGCTCAGGATGACTGACGAGGCCTGTACCGGAGACTGTGTTGCGTGCCCGTTTGCGTGTCACGCCGAAGCTGAACCCAAGATCGAGGTGATACCTAATGTCAGTGAAGCTTGATTGGGATGGAGACTCAACTCACGATCTCGTCACTAAGCAGTTTTACGAGACAACTCGCGGCCTGTTTTTCATCGTGACGGAAGCGATCCTCCCGCTCGGGTACGAGGCTCGGATCATGAGCAAGGCGTACGAGACCATGGTGTTCTCCCGCCACCCGTCCAGTCCCGAGACCGCAGAGCGCGAAGCGATCGCCGAAATGACTCCGATCTGGCTCAAGATCCAGGCCGAGATCCAGGAGGACGAAGACGCTGAACGCGCCTACCTTGCGGGTGAGGACGAAGCAGAGTAGACTTATCGGAAGCCCTAGGCCGTGAGCCCTAACCGGGTACGCGGTCTGGTGGCATGTGCAAAGGAGGTCGCTATGATCGCTGATGTAGATACCACCAAGGGGGTGATCCGAGTCTAATGGCAGTCTCCGGACTCCAATTCGGGCGCGGTTCCGCGCTCTGGCGGTATTGGACTACGGGCCTTGGTCAGGCCAAGTGGCTGACCTCGCCCGAGCCTTGGACCACGCTCCGTGCCTTGCTCGTCAAGGCCGGAGTGCCAGTCCTCCAAGCACCCGGTCTCGCAACAGAAGTAATGAGGGCTACGCCCGAAGGGCGGGCCGCGTTTAAGCTTCACCACCCGAACAAGGGATGAACCCATGGCCCCGCACACGATTGTCCTTACCAACGGCCGCAAAGACTGCCTAGAGCAGATGTTTGCCTCTTACGAGAAAAACGTCGCGGGCGCGGCCCCGGGCACGATCGTTGACGATTCCGGAGACCCCGGGTACAGGCAGTACTTGTCTCAGACCTACCGAGACTGGCAAGTTTACGCGGTGGCGGACAGGGCAGCAGGATACTCCACAGCCATGCAACGCGTCTGGGCGCTTGCATCCCAGCATCTGAACGTGTTCCTGGTAGAGGACGACTTCGTGTTCACTCGACCGGTGGACCTGTCTTGGCTGCAAGGTCTCCTGGACACGGAGCAACATCTATCTCAGGTCGTCCTCCTGCGTCAACCGTGGTTCCCAAACGAGATCGAAGCCGGAGGCCTGATCCAGGCTCTCCAGGCCCGTGGTGAGGACGTTACCCCGAACACGAACGGTACCGACGTGTGGTTTGAGCACCAGGCAACCTGGTCCTCAAACCCGACCGTGTTCCGAGGAGGAGCTTGGGTTCGTCAACACCCTTGGCCTTCAGGGGAGGGGTCCGAATATCGGTTCGGTCGCCAACTTGTAAGCGAAGATTACTACTTTGCCTACTATGGCGACGACATCGAGTTTGTAGAGCACATCGGCCAGCGATCGGGATTTGGACATTGAGCGTCGCTATCTGTATCCCGTGGCGATCCGCGCCCAAACGCGAACCCCTACTGCGAGCCGTGCTAGATACTCTGCTCGGGTTTTCCGTGTACTTTGGTGAGTCAGATCCGGGGGAATTTTCTCGCTCCCAAGCAGCCAACAGGGCGGTGGGCCAAGCCCTCGACGCGGGCCACGATGTGGTCGTGGTCAATGACGCAGACACGATTTCTACCCGACGCTCGCTGCTCACTGCCATTGAACTCACCCGAGAAGACGGCGAGCCCCGGCTACCGTATGACGAGTACGTTCTTATGGACCAAGCCCAAACCGACCTGTACTCGGTCACGGGGCTTCTCCCCAACGGACCCACGTACGACAACGCGTGTTCAGGCGTACTTGTCTTTCGTGCTGATTCCTGGCGAGAGATCGGCGGGTTTGACGAGCGCTATCGTGGTTGGGGGCATGAAGACTCGGATATGGGTGTTCGCGCTCAGTTCGCGCGAGTGCCCGGACGGGTCTGGTCTCTCTGGCATGAGCCAGATGATCGATCCGTATCCAACCCGAGGAACCTCAAGATCTTTAACGACACACACCACTGACGAGGGCCCGACTCCGGTCGGGTCTTCTCTTTAGCCCTGATGCTAGCATCCTAGAAAGCTAGGCCATGGCCACGAACTGGAACCGGGACAAGCGCGAGGACCGAGAGTACTTCTCGTCCACGGAAAGCCGAGCGGTCCTCAGACGCGACCGGTTCAAGTGCTACCAGTGTGGCGAACGCGCGACCGAGGTCGATCATATCGTTCCGCAGGCTGAGGGCGGCCCTCACGAACCCGAGAACGCGGCCGCTATCTGCGGACCGTGTCACAAGACAAAGTCCCGTGCTGAGGCCCTCAGGGGCTACAAGCGCAGACAAGCCAAGCTCCGGCTCCCAGAAGACCCACATCCTTTCTACTCTTAGGGGTTGATCCCAATGCCAGGCTCACCGATGAAGCGTTCTGACGAGAAGATGGGACGACCCCACTCCGCTGCTGGCTCTCCCTCGAACGTAGACAAGATCGAGTTCGTGGCGGACCTGACCATCCCGGAACCCGGTCCTGATTGGGCACCGATCACGCTGTACGCGTGGCAGGCCTATCTCAACTCCCCCGGCTCGATCTACTACTCGGAGACGGACATTACCTACGGCTGGATCACGTGCGAGGCTATCAACGTAGCCGTGCGCGACGGTTCGGCCATGAAGATGGCCGCTGCCGATTCCATGATGAGAGCGGCCCTGTTCAACGAAGCGGACCGGCGCAAGGCCCGTATCGAGTACACGCGTAAACCCGTGGAAGCAAACCCGGAAGCGGACGCGAACATAGCCGAGTACCGTGCTCGGAGAGCGGCCCGCGCTTCCGAATAGCCCTGGAGGCTGACCCGTGCCCGCGATCCGAATCCGCCCTAACCGGCCACCAGCTCAGCGAACTCTCGGTCATGCGGCTATCGAATGGGCGATGCTCAACCTCGTACACGCGGTCACGGGCCTACCTTGGGTTCCTCTCCCGGAACACGAGCGGTTCATAGAAACGTACTACGAGATCGACGAGCACGGTGATTGGCGCTACTCCCGCGCGTACATGCGCCGAGCCCGAGGTACTGCCAAGTCCCCTCTCGCGGCAGTCCTTTCGGCCATTGAACTCTGCGGACCCTGCCGGTTCGGGGGTTGGGATGAAGACACCCTCCCGATCGCTATCCCCGAGCCCGCGCCTTGGTGCCAGATCATGGCGACCTCGGTGCCGCAGACTCGGGCGATCTTCGATATCGTGGCAAACTCGTTCTCGCCACAGGCAATTATGGACTACGGCCTGGAGATCGGCAAGGAACAGATCACTAAAGCGTCCTCTCCCCGAGGTCGGCTTGAAGTCATCCCGAACAACGCTCGCGCACTTCGTGGCGCGAGGCCCACGTTCATCGCCGTAGACGAGACCTCAGAGCTTGTAAGCGGCAACGGGGGACACGCGTCCATCACTCGTATCGACGGTAACCTAGATAAGAACCCGGGCGGACGCGCTCGCAGGCTGGACCTGTCGAACGCGTACGTTCCGGGAGAAGACTCGGTCGCCGAACGTGTCACTGTCGCGTGGGGGAAACAGGTACAGGCATGGGGATACTCGCACGTGCTCTTGGACTCGCTCGAAGCGGACCCGAACCTGAGACTCACGGACGAAAACGAGCTTAGGGAAGCTATCCGGCAATCGTCCGGAGACGCTACCTGGCTTAACGTGGAACGCCTGGTCCGTACCGCGAAGGACCCGGACAAGGCGGTATCCCACTTCCGCCGAGAACACCTGAACCAGATAACGTCCGAGGAAGACTCCCTTATCTCAGCCCAGGCTTACGACCGGCGCGCGACGTGCACGGCCTTGCTTCCGGGAGAGAAGGTCGTCCTCGGTTTCGATGGGTCACTATCCGGAGACGGGACGGCGCTGGTCGCCTACCGCATGTCGGATCGATCCTTTCACCTTCTCCACTACCAAGAGCCGGATCCTCTGGAGCCGGACTGGAAGGTGGACGAGGAAGCTGTAGACGACGCGTTCCGCGCGGCTATGGCCAAGTACACCGTACTCGCAGCCGGTTGTGACGTGCACCCGTTCGAATCATGGGTACTCGCCTGGAACCGGGACTTCGGCGCGAAGATGAAGGCAGAAGCGTCCACCTCGGGTCCATTGATCCGGGACAACCGCGCTGCCAGGCGAGACCTTACCCTTGGTTGTGAGTCACTGGTTGGCGAGATCAACTCGGAGAAGATCGGATTCGCCGAGAACTCAGTACAGATGCGGCAGCACTGGCTCAACGCTAAGAAAGCGGAGAACCGGTACGGCATCAATTTCCGAAAGGAAACAAAGAACTCGGTCAGACGCGTGGATATCGTTGCAGCCTCGCTCATGGCCTACCTTCTCTCCCAGAAGCTGGACGCTATCGCAGAGAAGAAACCAAATCGGGGACACGCCTACGGCTGGTAGATCTGGCTGAGCGAAGGGACAACGCATGAGTTTCGAAACGCTCTCACTCCTACAGGGAGTAAACGAAGGTATCTGCCTCAACTACTTCCTTTACTTCCGGGCCCACCAGACTCCGCGCAATACCTCGCTCATGGCTCCACCCGAATACCGGTACGCGTACTTCACTTCTATCTCGTTCTGCCGCGTAGCTTGCCAGATCCTCTCGGAACGGATCGAACTCAACACGATCCAGACCGACTCCAAGCCCGCTACCGAGTTCCTTCAGAAGACCCTGAAGGCTAACGGTGGTGCGGACATGATGAACCAAGCTCACCTTTCCGCTATGGAATACGGCCGCGCTTACCTGATCCCATCGGGCGGTGACCGTGAAGACGGTACGCCCGTGATTCAGGTCGTTCAAGCCCGGGACATGGTCCACGCAATCGACCCGTACACGGGTGAGGTAGTGGAAGCTCTCCGAGTCTATGGCCATCACCGTGAGAAGCGCGCGTATTACACCCAGGACAAGACTACGTACCTGATCTCGTCCGGGGACGGTTGGGTCCCTGACCCGAACGCGCCCGAGACACCGACCGTGACCGGTAAGTGCGCCGTGTTCCCGCTCATGTGCCGCCAAGATATCGGCAAGCCATGGGGCCGACCCGAGTCCAAGGACGCGTTCAAGCTCCAGGACGCCGCGTGCCGCGTCGCCACGGACATGTCCATCGCGTCCGCGACGATGGCCACCCCTCAGCGTGTGCTGTCCGGGGTCGAGCCCGAGGACTTCCAAGAGAAGAACCCGGACGGAACCCCCAAGCTGGACGCTGACGGGAACCCGGTCCTGACCACGGGCGATCAACTGTACACGTCCCGGCTGTTCACGCTGTCGGATCCTCTGGCCAAGATCGCAGAGTTCACGGCAGCCCAGCTTCAGAACTACTCGATCGCCCTGAACTCGATCACTCGTCAGGCCGCGGCTATCTTGGGCGTTCCTCAGTCGATCTTTGGCGTGGCCTCAGACTCTAACCCGGCGTCGGGCGACGCCATGACACAGGACGATGCTCGTTTGGTCCGGAGGGCCGAACAGCTGACCCGTGGATTCGAGCCCGGTTGGCGTTCTTTGTTCGATTTCATCCTAGAAACGAACGGGTTCGCGGACCAGTCCGATACCATTGTCCTCCGCTGGTACAACCCCCAGCTTCCGAACCTGGCCAGCCGCGCAGCGGCTGTGTTCCAACTTGCTGCCGTGGTCACGGACGGGAAACCGCTTTACGACTGGGACGCGCTCCACCAGCTTCTCGGAGACGACCAGGTAGACGTTGATGCCATGCGGGATCGTATCGAAAAGACCCAGATCGAGAACGCGCTCTTGGGGGCAGCGGCGCCCGCTCCGGCGGAACGCCTTCTCCCTGCTCGTGGGAAGTTCGACACCATCCCGCCCACACCCAAAGAACCGCCCACGGGTACGGCCAATCCGGCTCAATCCCCTAACCCGGCTAGCCATTGAACACGGCTAAGTTTCGACGGGCTAAAGAACTCGTCTACTCGAACCTAGTGTCTCAGATCGCGCTTAAGGTGGCCCGGTACATCGGCTTGCCCGTGACTCCGGGCCTCCTCCAAGCGCTGCACAAGGACACTAAACCGATCGTAGACGCTGGTCGGAACAAGGCACAGGCCGTTGCTTATCAGGATTACCTCGTGTTCATCAAGAACGTGGACCCCGTACCTCGTCTGGAACTCAACCGATTCACGGACGAGCTTTGGGCGGGGTCCCTGGCGAAGCTGACCAAGGACCAGGAACTGTTCACGCCTCACGTAGCGGTTGATGTCGCGCTCAGGTCCGATTACTGGGCTCGGGACGCTGAGTGGGGACAGCGTGTGGACTCTGCTAAACGGGATAACCGTATCGGCAAGGTCGCACGAGTAGACCACGAACCGCCCACGTGCGCGTACTGCACACTGCTGAACTCGCGAGGAGCCGTGTACCTATCCGCGGACACGGCCGCGCGCACGCTTCACGTAGCGGACACGTGCTCACTCGAATTCGTGGCCAAGGGCTCTACCGATTACCCGGGTAAGGCACTCTCCGAAGCGGCTTTGGTCAAGTACAAGGAAGCCGCGAAGCGAGCTAATCCCCCGACCACGGATAATATCCTCCGTGAACTGAATAAGGCCGGTTCTTCGGACAACACCCCCGGTCGTGTTCGAGCCCATGCCCAAGACCGGGTAATGGCCAGTGCCGAAGGCAAGCTCCAGGAAGCCCAGGCGCGGGTTCACGCTCTGGAGATTATGCAGCCCACTTCAGAATCGGCCCGTCTCCACAAAGACAAACTTCTCGCCCGCTATCGCGGGCTAGTCGCCCAGCTAACAAGGGATTGATTCCATGCCTGAAACCGGATCGCTCGAAGGCTTCCCGCCCGAGGCAGTGACCTATATCAAGGATCTTCGCAACGAAGCGGCCCAGTATCGCACGGAGCGGAACGAGGTCCGAGCCAAGTACGAGGAAGCCGGGTCTCTGCTCAAGGACGCGAACACGAAGCTGACCGAGCTTGGTTCGCTTCAGGAGACGCACGAGAAGACCCTGACCGAGAACGCCTCTCTGGCCGACAAGTTCAACCGTCTCTCGGTCGCTGCCAAGTTCGGTATCGCGGATCACGCGGACCGGCTCAAGGGTGCGACCGTGGAAGAGTTGGAGACGGACGCAAAGACCCTTGCCGACACGTTCGGTAAGCAGGGCCCTCCCCGTCTGGGTAAGGATCCGGCCGCTGGCCAGGACTCTAACGGGCCCAAAATTGACCCTGTGATCGAAGCGTTCAAGCGCGCAGGGGTGCTCTAGATAAGAGCTTGATGCTCGCGTTTATAAGTTCGGCGCACATCCGCGCTCTTATCGAAAGGACCTAGCCTAATGGCTATCCCCGACCCGTCCCTGATTGGGACTGGCAATTTCTTCATCAACCCGACTGACCTCGTGGTTGACCTGTCCGACTCCCGTAAGTACTCGTTCGTGCAGCAACTGGGCCGTCAGGTTCAGTTCGGCTATGCGGGTGGTCGGTACTTCAACGTGTCGGACCTTCAGGGCGGGTTCGTCGCGTCCGAGGCCGGTCTGAAGCCGGTCAACAACCCGGCTACGGTCAAGGGCGCGATCTCGGTCCAGGAATGGGCCGTTGTCGTCCCGATCCCGAAGCGCCTGTTCCAGGCTAACCCGGGCAACGCCATTGAACTGATCCGCGAGCGCATCCCGCAGGCTTACGCCCGTGGCTTCGATGACCTTGCCACGACCGGTGCTGGCGTCTCGGGTCAGTCGAACCTGAGCCAGGTTACCAAGACCGTCGCTCTGGGAACCGCTTCTGTCGCCAACGGCGGCCTCTGGGCGGACTTCAACGCTGGTCTTCGCCTCCTGCTCAAGGACAAGAAGAACTTCACCGCTACCGTCCTGGACGAGGTTATCGAGCCCGATATCAACTCGGCCGTTGACCTTCAGGGTCGTCCGATCTGGAATGACGTTCCGGTCGGTGCGGATTCCAACTCGGTTACCAACGGTCGCCTGCTCCGTCGTCCGGCCGCGTACGTCAAGGGTATCACTCAGGGTGCAGGCCCGACCGAGACCGTTGGCTACATGGGCGACTGGGACCGTCTGCTGTGGGGCCAGATCGGCGCCATGGACTTCTTCGTCTCGCAGGAAGGTACGTACACTGACAACCTCGGTGTCGTTCACTCCGCCGTCCAGGAAAACCTGATCCTGTTCCGTGCTGAGGCACTGCTCGGGGTCCAGGTTGCGGACCCTGCTGCGTTCGTTCGTGTTCTGAACGGTACCGAGCCCGCTACCAGCTAATCCTAACCGGAGGGCAATACCGATGACTGAACTAGTATTGCCCTCCGGAACACGGGTCGGTGTAGATCCGGAAGGTGCGCGCCGGTTTCTCTTTCAAGGCGCACGACTTGTCAACCCGAGTCCACGGCCAGAACGCAAACGAGTCCCTCACGGTGACAAGGTCCGCGTTCTGGCCGTGGTCCACGGTTGGTTCCCGTACCTCGCAGCCGGGTCCGAGCGAATGCTCCAGCACATGCTGGACGCTCTGCCTCGGGACGAGTTCGAGGTTCACATCCTCTCGGCAGGGGCCACGGACCCGAGACAGCACGGGACCGAGTACGAGTACGAAGGCGTAGGCGTGACCCTCGGGTATAACCCGCCCTTCACCCCGGACCTTATCGTGACGCACCACGGGCCATCGGCCCGAGTGTGCACCCAGCTCAAGGAAGAGTTCCCGGGTGTGCCCTTAGTCGCGGTCTTCCACAACGAGCGCTTAGACATTCCCGATATCCTGGCCTTGAACGCTGACTTGAACGTGTACAACACGAAGTGGGTTAAGAAGGCCATCGGCGAGAACGGTATCGTGATCCACCCCCCACTCGAATACGAGCGCCATCACGTAGATAAGACCGGTAACGCGGTTACCCTGGTCAATCTCCAGAAGAATAAAGGTGTGGACACACTCCACCGCCTGTGCTCGCTCATGCCCGATGTCAAGTTCTTGGGCGTGACCGGCTCTCACGGCAAGCAAGAACCGATGCCGTTCCACAATCTCGAAGTTCTCCCCACTACCCAGGACATGCGCGAGGTCTGGTCACGGACCAAGGTCCTTCTCGCTCCCTCGGAGTACGAGTCTTTCGGCATGGTCGCGGCTGAGGCCTGTGTCTCGGGCATCCCCACGATCGCGCACCCGACACCCGGCTTGGTTGAGTGCTTGGGCTTTGCCGGGATCTTCGTGGACCGAGACGACACCGCTACCTACGAGCGGGTCCTGAGACGTCTTCTCACGGACCGGCAGATGTACGAGGAGCATTCGGCCATGGCCTTTGAACGAGGCCGTCAGATCGTCGCTCAGACCCAACGCGAACTAACTCGGTTCGTGAACGCTGTCAGGAAGTTGGTGAGGTAAATGACCGTAGCCGTTGCTGCCGATGTCGCTGCGCGAATCGGTCGACCCCTGACCACGTTCGAGACCGCCCGGGTAACCGCGTTCTTGGAAGACTGCGAGGTCGAGATCATGCGTCTCGGACCTACCCGGCTCACGGACCCGGCATGGATCCCAGCTGTGAAGTCGGTAGAGTGTTCCGTAGTTATCCGAGCGGCTCGACTCCCGGACTCATTGGGAACTGTAGTTCCAGCGATCGAGAACGCGGGCTTTGCCTCTGCTCCAGCCGTGCAAGGTGCCATTTACCTCAGGCGTGAGGAGCGCCGTAGGCTCGGTCTCCCGCTCAGCGGTGCTGTGAACATGTCTCCGCAACCCGTCAAGATCTTCGGATTCCCCGACTGGTGGAACTCGCCCGAGGACGACGGAGATTTCGGTCCGTTCGGTGAGTGGTCTATCTGGTCGGAGTGGTGATATGGAGAATATCAACATCTACGCCACGTGTGAGCGGATTATTGCTCACTCACCAGAGGTAGAGCAGGCTCTCGGAGATGAGACCTTCAAGATCACGGTCCTCGCTCGATCCAAGCTCGCGTCCCACTTCCACGATGGCGACCACAGGGTTACCCAGACCAAGGGCAAGGTGGATCACTTCGTGAACCTTGAAGGTCCGTCCGCGCTCTCGGTAGAGGAAGGCCACTTCTCGGGTAAGGGTCTCAACACCGTGTACGTGGAAGGTCTCCATATCCTTCGAGACTCGGTCGGAGCGAGGGTCGCATGACAGCTCAAATCATCGATCCGGTCTCTATCCTGACCGAGGTCCTCGAAGGGGCGGGATACACGTCCGTGCATTCGGACCTACTCACGAGCGACGCTCTTTCCAGCTCGTGCTACGTCTGGCTATCGGAACAACCTGGGAACACTCCTCATATCGCGTACGCTAACCGGCCAGCCGTAGGCGTGGCCGTGTATTCCAAAGACGGGTACACGGCCTCTCGCCGACACGCGTACGATATTCAGGCTCTGCTCGCGGACTCTATCGGAGTCCAGTATCCGAGCGGGGGTATTCACAGGGTAATCACGGACATTCAACCGTACAGGATGGATCTTCCCGGGATGCCGTACAACGTGGGCAGGACCTACGCTCAGTATTCACTGATAACTAGCGACTTCAGAAAGTGGAGCTAAGCTTATGGCACTGCCAGGCTTGATTGACACAGGTTATTTCATTCCCTCCCGCACGGTCCTTTACACGGCCGTGACCGATACCGTGGCCCCGGCTGCGACCTCTACCGCGCTCGACACCCCGGGTGCTCCGTGGATTATCCTCGGGCACATCGGCGACGAGACCGCCTCGGGTAACGCGACATTTACCCGTGATGGTGGATCTGTCACTACCAAGGGCTCGATCACGAAGCGGGCTATCCGCTCGCTCGTTGACCCGGTCAACTCCGGTATCGACGTGGATATCTCCCAGTGGACTCGGGGTGCTCTCGCCCTGTACCACGGCAACACCGGGGGATCGACTCCCGGCACGTTCGCTGTCGAGGGTGCCTCCGATGGTGGGGTAACCGAAACCGCGATGCTGATCGTCTGGGAAGACGGCGCGTCCCGCGTCGGCCTGTACGCGCCTCGCGTGTCCTGGTCCGGTCGTGACGTTATCAAGACGGACTCGATCCAGGACGCGGTCCTGATCCCGCTTCACGCTGGGTTCCTGGACTCGAACACGGTCGTCGGCCCAAACTCGAAGCCTCTGCGGTACGAGTGGCTGAGCCCGTCCCTGCTCGCACTGAGCTAGTAGGCTGAGCCCGCTAACGCGGGTAACCGGTAACGACCGGCAGGCGGAGTCGTGGACCGCCCCTTTACTTAGCTACCCAGTCTCCTAGCCCGGGAAACTGGTCCTTTTAGCAAACCTGGAGTTTGATATGACCGCCCTCGCAGCCCTCCGCGCCAAAGCAGCCGAGAAGTACAAGCCGTACCCGATCGAGTTCGATGACGGTACCTCGGTCACGCTCCAGTCGATTCTTGAGCTTTCGAAGGATGACTTGGCCGCGTTCAACGCCAGTTCGAAGCGCCTTACGGCGCTGGAAGAGGACCAGGATCTGGATGTTCTCCGGGAAGAGTTCATCTCGATCCTCGCGGGTGTTTCCTCGGACAAGGCCCTGACCGCGTCCAAGCTCGAAGCTGAAGGTCTGGGCACTCTGACCGTGATCTTCGAGGATTACGCGGGCTCGCTCTCGGAGGGTACCAAAAGCGAGGCAATTGCTGGAACTACTAGCTGATTACGAAGGGCCCTTGACCGCTGACTTCCAGCGCGTCTACGGGCTGAGGCTCGTCCTCGCCGTGGAAACCCATGACGAGGACGAGCTTCTCGAACTCGTAATCTGGTTACCGGCCGCGAGCGCGCTCCACTCGTGTATCGAGGCCAAGGGCGATCCGACTAAGGCCCGGCAATTGTTCGGCTGGGACGCGCAAGCGGACCTTAGTCTGGGCATCGCTAACTTGATCGCGCACCAGACATTCGTACTAGCCCAGGTCAACTCCCAGAAACGTATCACGGAGCCCGAACCCATCACCGGGCCTCGGGCTAGTCACAAGCCGAGGTCGAACCTCAATGACGCAGGCGGGATCGCAAGAGCCCTGCTCCAAGCTCAGAAGGGGTAAGCATGGCTATCGTCGCGACCGCGTCCGTACGGGTCAAGCCTGACCTGACCACGTTCCGAAAGGACTTGGCAGCCCAGCTCAAGGGTATTACGGCCACGGTCACGGTCGGTATCAAGCTAGACACTGGCAAGGCCACCGCCCAAGTCGACGAGTTCGTAAAAAAGAACTCCAAGAAAAAGGTCACGGTCCAGATTGATGCAGACGCAAAGAAGCTTGACGCGGCCAGTAAGTCACTGGACAAGTTCGTCAAACCCTTTGCCCTGATCAGTCTAGGAGCAGTGGGATTTACCGCTATTCAGACCGTTCTTCAGGGAATCGTTCCGCTCTTGATCTCAGCCGCTGGTGCGGCTCTCTTGATCCCGGGCGCGATGGCAGCCGCTGGCCTTGCCATGGTCACGGTCAAGCTCGGCGCGGACGGGATTAAGAAAGCGTTCGCCCGGCTAACGCCGACCCTGAACACGCTCAAGGCAGCGGTCTCCGCTTCGTTCCAGTCCGGGCTAGCGCCTGCGGTCAACAACCTGAAAGTGATCATCCCCCAGCTAATCCCGGGGTTCAAGGGTGTGGCTTCGGCCATTTCCTCGGTCGCGGTCAGCTTCACGTCCATGCTCAAGTCCAACGCGAACGTGGTCATCCTCCGAGGCCTGCTCTCGTCCACGGCTGCTATCATCCGTAACGTGGGTGCGGCCCTGGCTCCCGTGGGACAGGCTTTCCTCACGATCGCGGGTGTGGCAGCGGGTGCGCTCGCTGGTCTTACCGGTGGATTTGGTGCGGCAGCGACGAAGTTTTCAGCGTTCGTTACCGCGTCCGCGAAGTCGGGTGCGATCTTTAACTGGATCCAGGGCGGCCTTGCGGCCTTGAAGACCTTGGGACAGATCGCGGCTCAGGTTGGTCACATCGTTCTCGCCGTGTTCCAGGGCCTGTCCTCGGGCGCGGGTAACCTCGGTGGAGCGCTTCTCCCTGCCCTGAAGGCCATCAACACGGCCTTGTCCTCGGGCGCTGGCCAGAAGGCTCTCCAGGCTCTGGGCTTCGCCTTCTCCCAGCTTGGTCAAGCAGTGGGCAAGGACTTGCTCGGTGTCCTAACAGCGGTCCTGCCGCTTATCACAGGGCTCTTGAACTTCATTGGGAACCACGCCCAGCTCGTGCTTACCCTGGCAGTGGGTATCTTTACCATGGTCAAGGCTCTGTCTTTGGCAGCTGCCGTGACCAAGGTCGTTATCCCGCTGATGACCTTGCTTAATATCGAGATGGATGCTAACCCGATCGGTGCCGTGGTCCTCGCTATCGAGGCCTTGATCGCGGTGGTTATTCTAGTCATTGTCTATTGGAAGCCGATTATCGCTTTCTTCAAGACAGTGGGCAGCGCGATCGCTTCCGCGTTCCACGTCGCTATTGACTGGGTGGTGGGTGCGTTCCATAGCACGGTCAGTGCTATCACCGGATTCTTTGGATCGATCGGGACGTTCTTCTCCGGTATCGGGTCCTCGATCGCTTCCGGGTTCCAGGCCGTTGTAGCATTCTTCGTGGCGCTCCCGGGTAGGATCGGTAGCTTCCTGGTCTCGCTTCCGGCAGTGATCGGGAACGCGCTACTGGTCGCTCTCAAGTTCGCGCTTACCGTCGTGATCCAGGGTATCGAATGGATCATCGCCGAGTTCATCGCGTTCCCGATCCAGGTCGTACAGATCCTGATAAACTTCGGTCAGGCGATTGGGACGTTCTTCTCGACCACGTTCGTGACTTGGGTCCAGGCATTCGCAAGCTGGATCGTGTCCGTGGTCCAGTTCTTCATCGATCTCCCGGGCAAGATCCTGGCAGCGGTGGCGAACTTCGGAGCTATGATCGGGGCCTGGATCACCACGTCCGGGGTCACACTGCTAACGAACCTCGGTAGCGTGATCGTGTCCGTGGTCCAGTTCTTCATCGACCTTCCAGGTCGAGTGATCCAGGCCGTGTCCAACTTTGGGTCTAACCTCGGGTCCTGGATCCGGACCTCGTTCAGTATCTTGGTAGCGGCCCTCCCGGGCGCGTTCTCGGCAGTAGGCTCGTTCTTCTCCAACCTCCCGAGCCGGATTCTTAGCGCGCTCGGTAACTTGGGCTCGCTTCTGCTGAGCGCTGGCGGAGATCTAGTCCGAGGTCTTTGGGCTGGAATCCAGGCAATGGCTTCCTGGCTCTGGGACAAGGTCACCGGCTTTGTCGGTGGGATCGTGGACAAGGTCAAGTCCTTGCTGAAGATCTTCTCCCCGTCCCGGGTCATGCGTGACCAGGTCGGTAAGTACATCGCTCAGGGTATCGGTGTCGGTATCGAGGCCGAAGCCCCGTTCGTGTACAAGAAACTGGACGCTCTCGCCAGCGGAATCTCTAACCAGATTTCGGGCTTTGGCGTAGGAATGTCCTTGTCTGATCAATTGGCCGGAACGTTCAACACAGCGGTCGCGGCTTCGGCCTCGATCGTGGCCACTCCGGTAGTCGTGAACGTGTCTCCGAACCCGGAAGGTATCAAGGACTTTATCAACGTCCAGGTCGATAGCAACAACCGTCAGATCGTTCGTGGGGCTAAGGCCGGAACCGGAGGTACGACCACATGAGCGTGACCGCTACGTACAATCCTGACATCGGCCGTGTCCAGCTCGTGTTTAACGGGTTCGACACGGCCGTTGATCAGGCCAAGGTCGAGCGCCTCGACCCGAACGGTGTGACCTGGTCCGTGATCCGGGGCGGTGACGTAGTCGCTGTCACGGCGGGAGCAGGGGCTATTGACGACTTCGAGTTCGTGCCCGGGGTCCTGAATACGTACAGGGTCTCGGGTGTAGACACAGGCTTTGCCACGTTCGTAGCTCAGGGCGCGCAAGCAACCGGCAATAACACGGCCCTTGTCCCGGCTCTCCCAGCGGGCTTGGTCCCGGGCGATACGATGCTCTTGTTCGCGGCTATCCAGAACTCGGGTACGGGTACGCCCCCTGCCACGATCACTGGCTGGACTCAGCTCGTGACCTATGGCCCGGTCGCGATCTACTCGCGCCGGTACGTGACCGGTGACGTAGCCCCGACCGTGACCTTTGTCGGCGGGGCAGTGGGTGCGTCCACGTCCGCGTACATCGCAGCGTGGCGGAACATGCTGGACACGTCCGAGTCCCTCACAGGGCTTATCCCGACCTCGCAACAGAACATCCCAATCAACTTTATAACCCTGAACGCGACCGGACGCACGGTCGTGTCGTTTGCTTGGAAGCAAAATGGCGCGGCTACAGCCGGGTCCACGCTCGTGCCCGGGTTCACGTCCACGGTCACGCTGGCGAACGCTCTCGGGTCGGGACAGTCCCTGTTCTACTCGTACCGGCCAGCGGACGGGACTATCCCGGTCCTTTCCGGGCAGACCCTAACCGTGACCGGCGGTGTGGCAGCGATCTCGAGAAGCCTGATCATGAGCTTTGCACCCGCTCCGTACCAGATTCAGCAGACGGCCACGATCACGCCGACGTTCGCGTACGGCGAGTACTGGCTCAAGAACCCGTCCAGGCCCGGACTCAATATCCCGGTCACGGTCGTGGATATCGGGGACATTTCTCGTCCCGCTCGAACGGCCACGTTCGATGTTCTTGGGCGCACCCTCCCAGTAGCGGTCACGGACGTGCAAGGGTCACGGCGCTTTGACCTGACCCTGGACTGCCCGGACAACGCCACAGCGGCGGACATGGACAATCGCCTGTCAACGGGCGACCCTATGTTCCTGCAAGGACCCGGTCCCAATGACATTGTCCCTACCGTCTACTTCGTAGCCGGAGACGTAACCAAAACCCGGGACGTCAAGGGGTGTGGCTCTACCACGTTCACGATCCCGGTCACGGAAGTGGCTAGGCCAGGGAACACGGTCTACGGCCTGACTTACGTCTGGCAGGATGTTATTAACGGGTACGCAACCTGGGCCGATGTCTTGGCTGCTGTCGCTACCTGGTCCGATCTGATCTCCAAGGTGTCGAACACAGTCGTAATCGTAAGCTAAGGAGAGCCATGCGCCCGGTAACAGACTCGTTCTTGTCCGCTGTCCGGGGCTCACACAAGGCTATCTTCAGGGCCCGGATTCTTGCTCCAGGTTTAGTCGGAGTGAATCCGGGCCCGCTTAACACTGACGGTTCTCCTCTGAACGAGATCCCTATCTTGTCTGGGGATGTTACGTTTGACACGACAGCGGACGTGAACTCCACTCTGGACCTTACTACCAATATAGCCTGGCCTGGACTCCCGACCTCGCTCGGTAACCCGTACGGGTCCGAGATCTATGTCGAGCGTGGGGTTCAGTACGCGAACGGTATCAAGGAATACGTCGGGCTCGGGTACTTTCGTATCGACTCGATCGAGCAGCAGAACGCGCCCAAGGGTACGCTCCGGATCACTGGCTCGGACCGGATGGCCAATATCCGGGACGGGCGCCGTGCTCAGCCGATCCAGTTCTCGGCAGGCGCATCGGTCGGAGCCGTGATCGATTTCGCCGTAGGCGAAATAGTCCCAGGACTCGTCACCGTGTACGACACGAGCTTGTACACGACCTTCCTCGTAGCGGACGCGGTCATGGACCAGGACCGGATAGGTTTCGTTCAGAACCTCGTAGCCGCGTACGGGAAAGTGGCCTACTTCGATTACGCTGGTCGGCTCCAGATCAAGTCCGCACCTTCGCCCACGAGCCAGCCCGTGTACACGATCAACTCCGGGACTAACGGCGTGCTCGTGTCCATGGACCGAGCCATCTCCCGGGACGGGGTGTACAACGCAGTGGTCGTGACCGGCGAAGCCGCTGGGCAACTTCCCCCGGTTATGGCTACGGCCTACGATACGAATCCTGCTTCCCCTACCAGGTGGGGTGGACCGTTCGGGTACATCCCCGAGTTCTACTCGTCTTCGTTCCTGACGACTTCTGCTCAGTGTCTATCCGCCGGTAATGCCATTCTCACGAACGCGACCGGGGTCCCGTACTCGGTATCGCTCGGAGCCGTCCCTAACCCGGCTCTCGAAGGTTGGGACGTTATCAACGTCTCGTACGCGACCAGCGCCAATTCTGAGACGCACATCGTTGACAAGATCTCGTACGGGCTCTCGGTCTCGGGACCGATGGGTATCGATACTCGCAAGCAGTACATCACTAGCTAAGGACTGAATCCATGGACGCAGCGGGAATCGCTCAGCTTCTCACGGCCGGTATCGCTCCGCCTGTCGGCTCCGCTGACATGGGATTTCACACTGGCGTTATCAAGTCCTGGGATGAGTCCTCGGGTGTGAACGTGGTCACTGTTCAGGGCGTGGACTTCTCTAACCTTGGATGCGTCCAGGGTGGTATCGGGGTCTTGTACCAGTCCGGCGACGTAGTCGCCGTGATGCGGTTTCAGACTCGGTACTTTGTCTTCGGTAAGATCGCGGCCCCGGGTGCTGGTGCGGCGAATCAGATTCGGTCTGCTTCGGTCACGACCACAGTCGCTAACGTGCCTCCTCAGGGGTACGGAGACCTCCCCGGGTCCGCTGGACCTACACTTACCAACGTGTATATCGGTTCTTCACGTAGGTGTCTTGTTATGGTATCCGCCCAGATGAACGCCAATAACGCGGCAGGGTTCGTGAGCGTCTCTGTTACGGGTGACTCCACTGTTTCTCCCGGTGGCATCCGGACCGGCCAGGTGGGTGGTGTTGGGGGGACAACCACGGTACAGGGCAGCGGTGTAGGGATATTCACCCTTACGTCCGCAGACGGCCTTAATTCGGGATTCCATACGTTCACCTCTAAATATGCGGTCTCGGTCGGGACCGGAAGTGGTGTGGATTTCTACAATAGGTGCCTCACCGTAATCCCATTCTAAGGAGTCCAAGTGCCTCAGACACCGATTTACAGTCTTCGATACCCAGCCTTGACCGATCAGCCGAACGGCCCTGCTCAGATCGGGAACCTAGCCGCTGACACGGAAGCGGGCTTGGTCGCGGTCAACGGAGCCGCGTCCGCAGGCGTGGCCGCTGCCGCTGTCGTGGTCGGTGGCAAGCGCTACGTCACAGGCACGGCCCTCGCTACGACCTCGTCCGGTACCGAGATATTGACCGCCACAGACACGGGCGCGATTAACTACGTCAACGGCCAGGTGTACGAAGTCGAGTGGTCGTTCTATCACCAGCTCTCGATCGGCACGGACGTGTTCAAAGTCCGGATCCGGCTGACGAACACGGCCGGTACGATCCAGGTCGAGGACGATCTCCAGAACGAGCCGATCAACCAGCCACTGGTCAAGGTGTACAAGTTCCTGTACAAGCCCACAGTCACGGGCGCGGCCACGTTCGTAGGGACGATGTCCCGCGTGTCCGGTACCGGTGGCCTGGACTCGAAGGCGTCCGCTGGCGGGCTCTCGTACTTTAAGGTGACCAAGCTAGGCGTTGCCTCGACCACGATCACGGACGTATAACCCCTACTAGGAGAGCACCTATGACAGACGTAATCGGTGCCCTCGCGCAATTGGGCCCGGTCGGGATCGTACTTATCATCTTGATCGTGGTCGGGTACCAATGGCGCCAATCCAGCAAGGGTTATTCCACGGAACTAGCCAGGATCACGGCCTGGTACAAGGGTGAGTTGGACCGGTTGGACGATGACCGGGACTCGGGATTCGCCTCGCTCAAGGAAGAGATCGCGGGTCTCAAGCTCGAAATACGGGCGCTGAGACAAGATCTGGATATAGAGCGTGCCGCTCGGCGCGTAGCCGAGGAAGAGGCTCACCAGCTCAGGACTAGGACGAACCTATGAACAACACACTCCCCATTCCTCCTCCCGCACCCTTGATCAAGCCACCCCCCTCGCGTGCACGCCTGACCTGGGCTGCGCTCGTGATCGGGGTCCTAGCCCTGATCGGGGTCACCCTTCAGGGCTTCGCCCTTCAGAAGACGGCGGATACCGCGAAGGGTGCCGCGACCGCGTCCCAGAACCAAGCGCAGTCGCTGTCCCAGCAAGTCACGGACGCGTGCGCGAAGGGGGGCACGGCCGCTGCTGAACTCGGGCCCGCGTGCGCGAACGCAGCTGGGATCAAGGCCACCCCGCAACCGGCTCCGGTAAACGGTGCTATCGGGCCCCAGGGCCTGCCCGGTCCGCAAGGGGTCAAGGGCGATCCCGGTATCCAGGGTCTTCCCGGGCTCGTAGGCGCGCACGGCGATCCTGGCCCTGTAGGGCCCCCGGGAGCGACCGGGGCTACCGGTCCGAAGGGAGACACCGGAGCCACGGGTAAGGCTGGCACAGACGGCTCTCAGGGCCCGCAAGGGACACCTGGTGCGGCAGGGCCTCCGGGCGCTACCGGGTCCACGGGCTCGACCGGCCCCCAAGGGCCACCTCCCGCCTCCTGGATGTGGACTGACACGCTCGGGACCCACACCTGTACCCGATCGAATACAGATGACTCGGCTCCGACCTACGACTGCACGTGAGGAACCATGACAGAGCTATTCGTAGACTACAGTGCAGGTAAGCTGACCTCGTCCGCGATCCGGGCAGCGAACTTCCAAGGCGCACCGATCACGGGCGTTATCCGATACATCGACCACCCAAGCCTGCTCGGGACCAAGCACACGAGCGTGGCCGAATACACGGACCTGGTCTCGGCTGGTATTAAGGTACAGCTTGTGTTCGAGGTCGGTACCAATGACAGCGCTGGCGGGTACGCGGCGGGGGTCTCGTACGCTCAGCGGGCCAAGGCCGGAGCGGACCTGCTCGGGTACACGGGCGTGATCTTCTTTTGCAACGACTCACCCACACTCTCGTCCGTGGTGAACTGGCAAGCTTACCTAACCGGAGCGGTCTCGGTCCTGGGCAAGTCCCGGGTCGGAGCCTACGGGTTCCGGAACGCGATCGATTCCGCGTGGGGGCTCGTGTCCGCGTACTGGCAGTGTGGCGCGCTATCGGCCGTTCGCTCGGGCGTGAACTCGTACCAGTGGAACAACGGGAACATGTCCATTGCCGGTATCGTGTGCGACGTCAACTACGTGTACTCGTACTACACCCCTGCCGGACCAGGACCAAGCCCTATCTCAGGCTCTAGTGAAGACCCTTCGGAGGAATACACCGTGCAGATCCCAGCGGGAACGAACGTTCGACAGGCTATCCCGTGCGATGGCAAGACCAAGATCTGTTTCCAAGCCGGATTTGGGCAGCCGATCGATGGGCACGTCTGGTTCATCGGCGATACCAAGCCCGGAGCCGGACCTCAGTATCTGGGGAGCTCCCCCCAGCTCGTGCACATCGATTCGGACAAGCCCGGTCCGGTCACGGTCCCGGACAACTGTCGCGTGGTCCAGGTCGAGCTGACGTGCGCGGTACCGTTCACGGCTTGGTGCGCGACCTCGTAGAGTGAAGATCCTACCAGTTGCACATGCAATCGAGTAAGGAATCGATCTGGTCCTTGCTCCCGGTAGCGGACCCGTGTGACGCGTCAGCGGCTAAGCGGGGGAGCGTCAGGGTTACTATTCAAGGTCGATATCATGATCCCGTCACCGTACGGAGTCCTTCGGCCTGGCGGCCTAGTCCTCCGAGTGGAAGCGGATACATGGACTCGTACTTGTTCTAAGAGTCTGAAAATAAGACTTAGCAGGTCAGAGCCTGTTTCTGGTGGGAAATCGAAGCGGATAATCGTGATCATAGGTATATGCCCGTTCCGGCATAAGCCCTGGTCAGAGGTGGTATCTAAACGACACTAAGTCTTTGACCTGTCACAGTAGGAAGGTCACGCTCAGTATCCGAGGGAGTGGGCAAAGTCCACGACCGAGGTACCGACCGGAACCGAGACCTGAACGTACGCGCCCAGGTCGTCTCCCAGGCTCTCACCGAAGAACACGGCCTCGGTCATGGTCTCGGCCGAGATGAAGTACTTACCGTCCGAGTCAATGACCAGAATCTCGTCTCCGCCCGCGTGAACGATCTTGTTCACGTCGGCGTGGCCGTTGATCCGGCTGTGGCTGCTGGTGGGGGTGCTGTGGTCGCTCATATGAAAACCTTAACCCGATCGTCTACCCTTGTCAAGGGAGTTCCATGAACAAGCTTCTCGTCCTTGTCCCCCAGTTCAAGAAGGCACTGGCCGCGCTCGTTGCCGCGATCGTGTCCGCAGGCGGTATCGCGGTTCTGTTCCCGGGTCTGTCCGGCAGCCTGGCCGCGACCATCACCGGGGCCGTGTCCCTGCTCGCTGTCGTGCTCGCACCCAAGAACAAGGTCGAGGCCCCCGGACTCGCTCCGGATCAGCCCACGAACCCCGGTTCGTAATCTCGGACCGGTTCCCTAACCGAACCCTTGGAGGTTTCAGGTGTGGGAAGCAGTGATCGTAGAGTTTGTTCGCGATGCTCTGCGACGTATCGAAAGGTTGGAACACCGAATGTCCCAGACCGATGACGCTATCGCGGCTATCGCCGCTTCCGTGAACAAGGTTGCTACTGACGTAGCCACGCTCCAGAGCGAGGTTGCGAACAGTGGGGACTCGGCTACCGCTGCGAAGCTCCAGCCGATCCTGGACCAGCTCAACGCCCTGGACGCGCTGACCCCGGACCCGGTTGAGGTTCCTCCGGCTTCGTAGATACAAGAAAGGCCCCGTACTCGCGATGAGTACGGGGCCTTTCTATGTCTAGTCCTTTTTCTCGATAGCCTTGCGGAGACGCTCGTTCGCGTCCTTCTCTTCTCGGTTCAGCCTGTTGATCCGTTCCTCATCCTCGCGGACCTTACGCTGAGCCTCTTTGTCGTCCTTGGCGTTGTGACGGGCCATGATCATAACCTCTCTCCGCTGGTTGGTCCCCAGACAGTAGCATGGCACGAGCAGGTAGCGCAATGACCCGAGCCAGGGATCCAGGACGGAGCCGACTCGTGCTGAGCCCGGTCATCGATATAGCTAGCGACCAGGATCTTCCCGGTTACGATGAACTTAAACGGGATCGCGTACTCGTTGAGCGCTGCCTCGATCGCGGCATAGTCCGTGCTTGGCCTGGCGGTGTGCACGATAATCTTGTACCCAGCCTCGTACGTTTGCCGGGCCTTGACTACGTTCTCCCAGATCGGCTCTCCGATGTCTGAGGTCGGGTTCTCGATTGACCACAAGGACCGGAACAGGGTTCCGTCAAAGTCAACGCCTAGCCACTTGAGCGGTTCGGAGAAGGTCACGGCACACGCTCCCAGACCGGTTCCGCTACTTCCACGTGGCCAGTCCTCTTGGGCTCAGCCTGCGCATCCCAGCACCCGACCAGCAGAGTACGCCTCGGTACATAGGCTCGTCCTGGATGTAGTTACGCGTGGTACTACTCACTCTCGCCTCGCTCTTCCGTGGTCTCGAACCCGCACGCGGCGTAGCCCGCGAGGTCGACCCAGTTATCACGCTTATCCGGGCTAGCGATCAGGCGCGCCATCTTGAGCTGGATCATGATCATAGCAACGTCAGTAGCCGTGAACCTTTCCTTGAGCTTGTGCCCGAACTGGACGTTGAGAAGATCCGCCGTGTTCTGGAAGTTCTGGGTTGGGGTTCCGTACGAAGCGTTCCTGTCGCCTGTGATCAGGGACTCGGCCTCTTGCAAGACCTTGGCCCGGGGTGAGTCCGAGGGAAGGTTGTCGTTCTTGTACCCTTCGTGCACGGCTTCGAGGTTGTGGTAAGAACAAGCCTTCGTCCGAGCCACGCCATCGAACTTGACCGAACACGCGGCCTCGCCCACTTCTTGGACGGTTCCCGGGGTTCGCATCATGAACAGGCCCCGGTCCCGGAACACGTCCTGAGACCCGCGCTGGCCGATGAACCGGACTCGGTCACCGACCTTGAACGGCTTATCGAACTGGCCTTCCGATGACTTGATCATTCCTTAGCCTCCGATCGCGGATATGGTAAACGCGAGCGCTCCCCAAAACATGACCCCGGACACGAGTCCGAGAATGACCCGGGCCACGCCCATCTGTGCCCGGGTGGATCCCTCGACCCTGCGACTGCACGCGGCCAGTAGGAAAATCGAGCCCGCTACCCAGAGCACGAGCGCGACTATGGATTGTGCGAGTACCCCGATCATTTCTTGAGCGCCTTCCTGAGTTGCTTCCGACCCTTGTCCGTGAGCTGGATTTCCACGAACTGGTGTGTGACCGAGTCCGTGACGTCAAGCCAGAACTCTTCCCGATAATCGTCCTGGTTGTGAAACCGGGTCACGATCAGGTCGTCGCTGTGGCCAACCTCGATCGCGGTTGTATTTGAACCCATTAGTGAGCTGCCTCTTTCCAGGTTCGTCCCGGCTCTCCGTGCGAGAGTGGGAAGTGGATCGCCTGGCCACCCTTCGGGTGCCAGGTTCGTGTGAAGCATTCAATCACAAGCGCGATGTCTCTGTCAAGCGTAGCCTTGGCCAGGCTCATGAGCACGGCATCATGAACGGTCAGCTTGAGCCTGCGGAGCAGGCGGTCAGGCAAGCGCACGCACCCTTCCAAGAGAAGCTCATGAGTAGCGTTCTGACCGAGCAGAGCCGGACCCTGGGTTACTTCACGACCAGGCTCCGTGACCAGACGCGTACCCCAGTCATTGACCACGTACCCGTGCATCCTCGCGAACTTGGCTACCCGGTCTTGCCACGCGACCACACCAGGGTACTTGGTGTTGAGCGCTACCAGGAACGCCTTGCACTCAGGCTCGGGCATGCCTGTGGTCATGGCCATCTTCTGAGCACCGATCTTGTACCCCCAACCGTGACCCGGGGCCTTAGCTCGTTGCCGGTATCCAGCCGGGTCCGTGGCCACGGCCTCAGCGCCCCATGCAGCAAGAGCATTGATCATGTGCCCGTCTGCTCCTGGGAGAAAGCGCTTGGCGAACTCACGGTCTCCGGAGTAGGCCGCGACCGCGCGAGCGTCCGCGTTCGAGAAGTCGAACTCAACCAGAAGATCGTCGTCGGAATCAGCGA